CAAGCTGCCCGCACCCGACGACGCCGTGCCGATGCCAAAGTGCGTCGCGGTCGCCGTGCTGCCCGTACACTGCGGGAACTGCACGAGCGCCGTGTTGCTCATCGTCGACACGCTGCGCGTCCAGCCGCCCGACGTGCGGGCCACCGCGACGCGGGCGTACGACGTGTACGCCACTTCGCTCGTGGTCTGGTCGCCCGCTTCGCCAGGGTCGGCGCTGTGCAGCGAGACGTAAAACGACCCCGCCGCCGCACTGTTCTGTAAGCCAGCGGCGTCTCCGATCAACGCCCAATCGGTGTTCAGGAATACGAGGTCGAGGAGCGCGGCCTCGGCTACATTGGTCAAGCTCATGTCATTGCCTCCAAGAAAGAATTACCAACCACTCGGGAAGTACGTCGAGCCACTGCCACCGCCACCGCCAGGAGGCGCGGCCCAACTGCCATCGGCGCGCAAGAAGTTCGTGGTGCCGCCACCTGTCGCGGGCGCGAGGCCCGCGTTGCTGCTGCTCACGAGCGACAGCGTGGCATCCGCGCCCGTGCTACTTGCGACGATGCGCGTGGCGGCGGTGTAGGTGAGGTCGGTGACGCCACCGCCACCGGAGATGGACGCAGTGAGGTCGGCCACCACACGACGCAAGTGCCGCTGCAATCCCACCCAATCGTTCGCGGGAATGTCAAACCAGATCGCCATTAGTACGTGATCTCCACGTAGACCCCGTTCAGATAGCTGCCGACGATGGTGCCGGGAGCCGTGCGTGACTCGCCAGGGAAGAAGCCGCCCCCGCCGCCGCCGTACACGCTCGTGCGCACGATGCCGGGGTAGTCGCCGGACGCCCCACCATCCGCGCCGTCCGATGGGCTGTTGCCGCCCCCACCACCCCCGCCGCCGACCATGCGCACGCGGCTGATCCACGCGGCAGCGGCGGACGTGGAGATGTTGCCAGCGGTGCCGACTGCCCCTGCTGCCCCACCCGCCGCCGCAGCGGTCATGACGTAGGATGAGCCGTTCCACGCCGCGAGCCGTCCACCGTCGCCGCCCACATCACCGGACGCGGCCAGCGGCTCGACCTTCGCCTCAAACAGGTAGTTGGACACGTCGATGTCGTCAGAGCGCAGCAGCAGGTTCGCCCCGCCGAAGTTCCCCGAGCCGGTTTCGATGCGCCAGGTATGCCCGGCGGTGACGTTGAGCGTCGCGTAGATCACGCCCGCCCCACCACCCCCGCCACCCGTACTGGCGCGTCCAGGCGAGCCGACCATCAGCACCTCCGCTCGCGTCACGCCACCTGGGACGACCCACGACACGGTGCCCGCCAGCGTCAGTCGCACGAGCGTACCTTGGCTCCCGCGTGCCCCCATCACGGCAAACGGCATCAGCCGGTACTCGCGTAGTTCTGGCCGTAGGTTTGGCCGAGGTAGTTCGTGCCGTCGAAGTAGAACGTAAAGATGTCCTTGCGGTTGGCGGTCGCGGTCACCGTGGGCGCGGAGGCGCCGGACGGCCACAACACGGACCCCACGCCGGTCCCCCACGCCACCGTGCGACTGCCCGCGCCGTCTTGCAGCACCTCGACCGTGTACACGCCGCCCGCGCTGCCACTGGAGAGCGTCAGCGTGCCATTGCCGGTCATCGTGACGCGGTGGTGGTTGCCGGTCGCGAAGTCGAGGGTCGCCCCCGAACCGCTCGTGGTCTGTCGTGCCCCCCGCACTGGGCCGTTCGTGGACACGACCGACGCGCCGGTCACCGCGCCCGACGCGGCCATAGCGCCCGTGACGGTGGTGGCTCCAGCGGCGAGCGTGGTCGTGACCGTGAGCGCAGCGGGGAACACGAAGTTCCCAGCGGCAAAGGTGCCCGTGGTCACGCTGCTCGCGGGCACGACGGTCGGCCCAGAGATGCCGCCTGCGGTCACGGTGCCGGTCACCGTCAGGTTCCCACCCACGGTCGCGTTCCCCGTCACGGCGGTCGTGCCGGTCACGCCGAGCGTGCCGCCAATCGTCACGTTGTTGAGGAACGCGTTGACGCCAGCGGCGTCGAGCCGCGCATACGGCACTTCGGTCCACGCCGCGCCACTATCGACATACAGCCGCGAGTTCTCGTCCAGGTACATCGCGTACGGCGTCGCCGCCGTGGGGCGAGACGCGAGCAATCCCGTCTGCACATGAATCGTCACGTCGGCGTCGTGCGCGTTGTGCTTCGCCACGAGCGCGTTGTCGTTCGACCGCACGGTATCCGCGTCCATCGGGGACTGGCCGTTCTGCGGGTCCGCAAACGTCGTCTGCTGATTCAATGCCACTAAGGCCATGTCTTATCTCCGTCCGCGCCCGAAGCCGAGCACGTCTACAATGGACAAGCGCGCACTGTCGTCGCCTGTGTACCGAAAGGTCACATCCGCCCACGGATGCACGCCGTGTAACGGCACGCGCCCGCGCTCAATCCCCGTCGTCGCCCCACCACCCCACACCGTGCCGTCTGCGCCCCACTGCGTCGAGGCGTCGCCCCACGTCAGCGTCAGTGCCGATTGCGACACGCTATACGGCAGCGGGACGGTGAACGTGCCGCCTGCCGTGGTGATGTCCACCTCGACGTTGGCGGGGTCTGGGAGGTCGCCCAGCAGATACATCGTGCGCCACGACTTCATCGTGGTATAGTCGGACCCGAAGAACCGCTTGCACTGCACGCTCCATTCGTAGCTCGTGCCTGCTCCCCCTGCGGCGGGAATGTTGTCCTGCCATGCGCTCGTGCGGTCGCACCACAGCACGCGGCCATCGCTGCGTCCCGCCAGCACCACCGCACGCCCATCGCTGTCTTGCGTCTCCCACAGCGCCGTCGTGGTGGCGTAGCCGGTATCCCACGGGCCGGTCCAGCCCTGCGTGCGGTAGTTGTACGCGTAGACGCCCACGCCGGGGATCATCCATTGAACCTCATTGAACGCCCGCGCATGCACGGCACTCACCCCGAGCCACGCCGATTTACTCAACCCACTGAGCGTTTCTTCCAGCGGGGACGAAATCGGCGTCACGTCCATTTCGGTCACGGCAAACGCGCCACGGTCGGACAGGAAGTAGACGACGTTCTCGACGCCGATCACACTCCGCTTGGCGACGGTCCCGATGTCGCCGCTGATCCCCTGGGTGCCCGCATCAATGTCGATGTCGTCCTGTGTCGCACCCGTAAATCTACTGATCGCACTCCGGTGGAACAATAGGAGCGACGACTTCAACGGGTACGGCATAATCAGTTCCTGCCCGCCGTAGGTCCGCACGACGGAGGTGCCACCACCGGCCACTGCGCCGAGGGTGTGGCCGTTGATGCCGCCAGTGGTGTCGCTCCAGTACAGCGTGTCGCCGCTGACCCCGAACAAGCGTGGTCCCCAGGACGCAATCGCCTCCACGGCGGGCGTGTTCACAATGTCACTGGTCAGCGTCGTGCCGTCCCAGAAGTTCAGCAGCCCACCGTCCGCGATGTACACACCTTCCGTGGACGGTCCCTTGAACGCGGCGAACGTCGGGTACACCGTGCTGCTAAACGAGCCGCCGCGATCCGTCAGGCTCATCGGGAGCGCCAGCGTGCCAGTAAAGAGCTTGCTGTTGCAGACAATCATCTCTTGCGTCGAGACGGTGCGCCCCCACGAGTAGCCGCCGCGAATCGGGAAGGCGGCGACGACGTTCGTGGTCGCGAACTGCGTGCCGCCGCGCTTCTCGGCAGCGCCTCGCGTCGAGAGCCGCGTGTTGGTCGCCACGCGGAACTCGTTGGGCTTTAAGGCGGCATCGTCTGCCGTCGTGTTGAGGCCACCCGCAAACCCTTCTTGCCGGTCCCGCACTTCGGGCAGCGCCATCAGCCACCCCACTCAAAGGCGTTGTCGTCGGCCCCGATGATGTACGGGTTGGCACTCTGGCGTCCGAACGCCTGCAACATCTTCTGGCGCAGCATGTCAGCCATCTGCAAGAGGTCGCGGGCTTCCTGCGTCTCGCGTCCACCCTTGGACAGCGCCAACGCCGCCGTCTCGTAGAACAGAATCGGCTTCCACTCGGTCGGCCAATCCACCGTGTCGGCGTCGGAGGCCAAGTCGCCCACGGGCGTCGGCGTGTAGCTCACCAGCACCGTCAGCGTCCCGCCCGATTGCGTGCCGGTGGTCTGCACGCGACTGCCGTTCTTCGTCCACAACTGGATCGTGGTGGTGTTGCCACCGGCCACGAGCGACCCCAGCCGTAGTCGGTCGGGCTGCGCGTACGTCAACTCGCGGCCCGCGCTATCGCTCACTTCCAACACGCGATGCACGTTCTTGATGTCGTTGCCGACGCCCGTCGTCAGGTCGCTCCACGGGAACGTGAGCGCACTATCCAGCGACACTTGGAGCGATTGTGTCCGCTCATAGGGCGACACCCCCAGGACTTTGCGCCACTCATCGGCATGCACCATCGAGGCGAGGTCTTTCAGCAACTCGTCCGGGTAATCGACCGTGGCATAGAGCGTGTCGGACATCTGCCGAATCCGCGTCAACAAGTCCTGTCGCGTCATTTACTTCACTCGGGTGCGGCGTGAACCTACGTTAATCGTCTTGCTGCCGATGCTCGTGAGCAGTTCTTCCTTCGCTTGGTCAGCCGCCCGCTGCTCGACCTCGGCGTTCGCCTTCGCGAGCCGTCCTTCTTCCTCGTCCACCATGCGCTTGATGTCCTCGCGGGTCGCGCCAACGCGGCGGAGTTGACCAGCGAGCCAGCCGCGTAGTTGCTCCATCGGCACATCAGCAGGCACGGGGCACAAAATCTCAAAGTCGGTATTCGGGTTCATCTCGCCACGCCGGATGTACTCACGGCGGGGATCGTCCTCGGTCCAGCGCAGCGTCACCATGAACGCTTTGAGGGCGACATGGTATTCAAGGCCCAATCGCGGAGACACTTCGTGCAACTCCGCGACGACGCTAGACGGGGCCAAGGGATTCTCAGCCCCGTCCAGGAGCCAGTGATTGGCTCGCGTCATCGTTAGCGCAGCACCGCGAGCTTCACGGCACAATGCAGTTCCGTGGGCTGCGTGGACACCGTGCCGCTGGCCTGCGTGAACTCCACCAGCAGCGCATCGCCGTCGTTCGGGCGAATCGTGCGCTCGTTGTCGGTCGCGGTGGCGAGGATAGGGAACGTCAGCACCGAACCCACGGCCTGTGCCGTCACAATCGTGGCGTTGCCCGAAATCGGCGTGATGGTGCCGCCCGAGTTTCGCTTGACGATGCGCGCCGTGACGGACACGGAGACGACCGGGGCCACGCCACCGAACACGAGGGCGCCCCCCTTGTAGTACAGCATCTCGGTCATGGACGAGACGGTGATCTCGCTCGCGACCATCGGCAGGTAGTGGCGAAGCACGTTCGCCGCCGTGAACGCCGCCGTGGGCATGACCCGCGACAACGCGATGTGCTGCTCCCCAAAGTCACCGGCCTTGGGGCGGAAATCCGTATTGGACATGTATGTCTCCGTGCGAACCAAGTGAGGCGGGAACCCCCGCCCCACTCAGCCCGCGTCAGGTTAGGCCGCGACCGGCGAGTAACGGAACGTGTCCGTGTAGCCCGTGATCGAGCCGTGCGCGCCACGGAACGTGGTCGCCGTGTTGAAGAAGATGCTGGACGACGTTTCGTAGGCGTCGCGATCCGCGACCCAACGCCACGCGGACGCACCCTCGTACTCGACCTGTCCAAAGTCCTGCGCGTCCACCCAGCCAAGGCTCGGGAGATGCAGGAGGTACACCGTGCCCACCGGGCAGTACGGGTCGTCCAGGATCGCGACTTCGTTGCACGACGCCGTGGCCGCATAGCCGCCGTTGAGCGTCTTGCTCGTCTGCTGGAGCGTCAACTGACGCTGACCCTGCACGGACTCGATAAACGACTTCTTGAGTCCCGGCGTGGTGACGAAGATGAACTCACTCGGGTCCTGCATCGCGTTCTTGCCGCTACGGGCCGCGACACGCATCATCAGCTCGACCAGATCGGACTCAAGCAGCTGCTCAGCACGCGGCGTATCCGTACCCGCCGTCATGCGAGTGGCGTCCCAACGCGCCCACGTCGCATTGCTGATGCCATGCAGCGAGGCGAAGCCGTTGGCACGGTTCGTCAGGTTGATGAGGCCGTTGATGCTGGCGTTGAACGAGTTGTCCGCGCTCGACGCCGACACGAGGATGTCGCCCGTGGACATCGCCGAGTTGGCCGAGGCCAGCGTGACACGGAACGTGTCGGGAGCCGTCTGCAACGCGATGGTCGAGATGACCTTCTTGCCACGCGAGGTCGCGCCCGTCGAGTCCAGCACGTCCACGTACGCGCCCTTCTGGAGCCACAACGCGCCCTGCCCAGCGCCCGTCAAGCCGTACGGGTTCGCCACGTCGATGACCGTCGTGGACACCACGTTCGTCACCGTCGCCTTGATGCCGCGTCCGTCGCCGTGCAACGCTTCCTGCACGCCGAGCTTGAACTTGGCCCGCACTTCCTCGTCGATCTTCTGCGCCAGCGTGACGTACGCGGCCTGCTTGTTGCCGGTGCCGGTCACGGCCAGCTTGTCGAACTGCTGGCGGATGTACATACGCTTCACACCGACCGTGCCCTGCACTTCGTCGCGGAACTGCGATTCAGGCAGACGGCCCGTGTCGGACCAGTGCCAGCCGGTCGGATCGGCCACGACGACATCAAACACCGCGCCCTTGCCGCCCCACCGCATGTTGCGCGGGCCACCGCTCTTGAACTTCTGGAACTGCGCGAACAACGGGGTGATGACGGGGAACACGTCCTCACGCACCTTCTGGTAGTACGTCTTGAGGTTACCGTCGAACGCGGTATCCGTGATGTTGAGAATTGCCACTGTTTACTCCATTGCAATCATTCCATTCATTCCACTGCCCGACGCGGTAGTGCGTCAGGGAGTCATTACAGTCCGTTCATCAGCGCGGCGAGCGCGCCGTTCTCGGCTTCTTTCGCCGTACGCGGCCTGGTCGCCACGGGGGTATCGCGCATCGCGCCAGTGCCCCCCATCGGCTTCGCCGCCTGCGCCGACTGATTCTTGAGCTTCTGTCGTTCCCGCTGGGTTTTGAGGGCTTCCGCCTTCACCTTCGATTCGCGTGCGGTATACTCGCTCTGACGGCTTGCGGCGAACGCGGCAAGGTCGGTGCGGAGATACTGCGCGAGGCTCTGATGGTATTCGGGCGGGATCACCCCGTTGACGGTGATCCGGGCGGTGTCCGCGAAGAACTTGCCCAGGATTTCTTCTTCCGTCACCAACGGGTTGCGGCTCACAATGTCATCCAGTGCCGGGGCGACTTCGGTCACGGCGAACTGCTGCACTACCGCGTTCCGGTCGGCCTCACGAGATGCCTGCTGCTCACGCTCGGTGCGGGCGGCCAGTTCGGCTTCGAGCCGCTGGGCGCGTGCTTCCGGCATGTCGTACTGCTCGATCTGTCCCACCACGTCGGCGTAGTAATTCGGATCGCGGGCCATCTTGAGCGCGACGCTCCGAACCTCTGCCACCTCGGCTTCCAGTTGCTGCTTCAACTGCTGCACCTGCTTCATATCCTCGGACACGGCGCGCAACTGGCGCTGCACCGCTGGCTCGCTCTGCGCACGGCGCACCACATCCGCCAGCGCCAGCGTCACATCCTTGCCATCGGCCTTAAACGTGACCTGCATGTCCGCGAGCAACGCGGTATCGACCGCTTCGTCCTTCGCGCTCGCCGCGAACGGCAGCTTGATCGGCTCCGGGTCGGGTTCGTCGTCCTCGGCTTCTGCGTCCTTGACGGACTCCAGTGCCTCGGTCGCTTCGGCGGCAACCTCCAGCGGGTCGTCGGTCGTGTCCTCAGCGTCCTCGGCGGCATCTTCGACAGGCTCCGCGACCTCGGTGTCCATGCCGATCCACTTGGTGAACGCGGCGGTATCGTGGGTCGCGGGGGCCGTACTTACGTCAACACTCATTCAGGGCCTCACTGCGGGGCGGTCGTCTCAAAGAGATTCGCGGCCTGCGTCTGGGTGGTTTGCTGTTGCATCAACGGCTCGGCGGGGAGAGGGTTCCCCGGCATCGCCACGGTCGGGGCGGTCATGGGTGGGAGCGATTCGCCCTCACTCACGTCAGACCCTGGCGGGGTCTGTGCAGGCATACCGCCCATCTTCTGTCCCTGCATCTGCGAGAGCGCGTCCCACCGCTCTTGGGCTTGCTGCATCTGATCGTCGGGGATGCCCGCCGACAGGATCAACTCGCGTTCCAACACGTCCTGGTGGATCGCTTCGTCATCCTGCCACAACATCGGCGGCACCGGCACGCCCGTGCGAATGGCGTCGCACACGCGCATCGCTCGTGCTTCCTGCACGGCGTCTGGGGTCTGCACGTTGCCCGTGTCCGCGAACGACAACCGGCGACGGTACTCGGGGATGTCGATGACCCCCATTTGCAGCATGTTGTCCAGCTCGTAGCGACGGACACTGCGTGGGACCGGAAACATCGTCTCCGCTTCGAGGTCGATTTCGATGTCCGGGTCCACGTCGTCCCCCGCAACCTCGCGGCCCAGGTCGGGCCGGTCCTTCCCCAGTGACGCAATCAGACGAGGCACATCGTAGCCCCACCGCGTCCACGCCAGCGTCTGCCGTGCCCACTTCTTGCACATATCCGCTGCCGCGTAGATCGACGGCGCGAACACGCGTTCCAACTGCTCGCGCACCGCGAGAATCGCCCGACCGGACGCATTGGCACTCATGCCGCCGCGTGCGGTGTCGTTGTACCCGGTCAAGTCCTCTAGCCGCTTGACCAACGCGAACCGCAGTTCCTTCACATCCGCGCCGATGCTGAACCCTTGCAGCGGCTGGATCACGTCATTGAGCGCTCCAGGCGCTCGCACTTCAATCACACTGTCATTGCCGCCGCGCAGCGTTTCGGTGACGAGCGACTGCGCTTTCGCCAGCACGCGGCCACCCGCATTGCGTCGGATGTTCTCAACCAGCTTCGACTCGACGGCGTTCAACGCCATCTGGTCGTCAATCCACTGTTCGGCCTGCGGCACCGGGTAGAACGCCGGATCGCTGCTGCCGTCTGCGAGCCGTGCCATCGGCACCATCCCAATCGGGATACTGCCCACCGACACGACCATGTTGCCCACCACCACCAGTTCCAGCCCTTCTGGCAAGTACAACTGGTTCGGCTTCAAGAACACGGTGTAGCGGTCCACGATGTCTACCTCGCCATTGCTCATGGACGAGTTCGTATAGATCGTGTTCTCAATCGACGTGCCACGAGACGACGCGCTGCTCAGTCCGATGTGATCCGGTGCCTGCAACAGCCCTTCGTCGGCCACGCGACTGCCGTACATCGCCACCGCTTCGGCCTTGGGCATCGTCTCTTTCAGCACCCACCACAGCGGTTCCTCAACCGCCGTCGCGTTGCTCGACACGCGGACCTGTTCAACGCGATACACGCGACTCGCGTGGTCCCCCAGCGGCCCGCCCATCTCGGCGTCATACTGCCCACGGTCGCTATCCCAATACGTGCGGATGAACGACACGCCATCCGTCTGTGCCCAGTAGCCCGCTTCCTTCAACACGAGCGCGAAGTTCTGCGCGTGGTACGCGTACTCCAGCAGCAGGTTGCTCGCGGTCGCACGGCGCACGTCATCGGGGTCCATCGTACGCGGCTTGGCGCGGACGCCAGGGCGCTGCTCGGACAACACTTGCAACCGCCAATCCAGCGCCGGTCCAATCATGTTGACCACGCGACGCACCACATCCTTCGGCTTGGGCGGCTCGCGCCACGGGCCGTTGCCGCGCGCACTGATCCACTGCACCCCAGACCGGAACATGCGCAGCTTCTCGGCCCGATGCAGCACGGGCGTCATAAACTCGGCACGCGACATCCACAGCACTTGCGCCCACGAGGTCCAATCGCTGTCCTCGGGCGCGTCCTGCACGAGCGGGCACTGCGCGCCATACAGCGACTCGACGGCCCGACGCCGCTTCCCGATGATCTCGGGGTCCACGTCGCCCGCCCCCATGATGCGCTGCGTCAGCGGCAACTCATCATCGGTGTCGTCTTGTGTCGCAAGTCCGGTCAATTCCGGTCCCATTGGCAGCGTCATTCACCCGTCCCGAAATAGTGTGCGCGAACCTTGTCCCAATCTTGGTGCGCCTCGAAATCGTCTTGAATCGCAGCGCGCACTTGTTCGCGTGCCCACCCTTCCGTCTCGCGGTTGGCAATCGCTTCCAAGTCCCCCGGCAGCGGCGGCTTGGGCGGCGACGGCTTCGTGGCCGCTTCGGCCAAGGCGACGGTTCGCGCCTGCGTCGAGGTGACGTGCGCGAGATACGTCGGGAGGTAGCGGTCGACCGCCGCCTCCAGCCGCCACACGACCACGACCACACACGCGAGCAGCGCCAGCGCGAGTGCCACGTTAGACGCCCGACGCGGGCACTTTGATCGCACGCACCGTGACGGTGCCACGGATCGACGCGCCCAACGCGGGCAGCGAACACACGACGGCTTCGTTCACGCCGCCTTTCAGGATCGCCTTGGTGTTGTACGGCGCACACGCGGCGGCAGGGAACTCCAGCCGCTCAATCGTCGTGCTGCCGCTCACCACCGTGTAGCTCACGGCGGCGGCGGGGTCGCCGTTCATCGAGATGGACTGCGACAGCACCAGCCAGCGCATCCCACTCCCAGGCGCGGCGAGCGTGACGGTCGACGCACCGTTCACCGCCGTCGCCACATCCTGCACATCGGCAATGCCAGCAATCAGTTGATTCGGGTTATGCATAGAAG